GTTTCAATTTTCATTGTTGCGGTTCCGGACTGCCTGACGGTTCCGGCGTAAACCCTTATACGTGTGCAATCGTCCGTCAATGTATATTGACCGACTTGGTTCATGTTTGGATTTGCAACGTTCAAAGCTTCCCCGGTCGGGTACATTGCGCCAAATGCAATTTGTGAAATCTGCGCATCGTCTGAATTTAAAGACAACTTTAAAACGGTACCTTTCGCCCAATATCCGTTTTGAAATATTTGTAACGAACTGCCTTGTGTCGCCTCGGCTGTCTGCTCATATACTTTTCCATATACCGTATTTTCTAATCTTTCCGACGACTGCTGTAACAACGGAACATCTTCATTTAATTGCTCAACTTGATTTTCAATTTCTGAAACTCTTGGTGCTAATCCGTCCGTTTCAATTTTCATTGTTGCGGTTCCGGACTGCCTGACGGTTCCGGCGTAAACCCTTATACGTGTGCAATCGTCCGTCAATGTATATTGACCGACTTGGTTCATGTTTGGATTTGCAACGTTCAAAGCTTCCCCGGTCGGGTACATTGCGCCAAATGCAATTTGTGAAATCTGCGCATCGTCTGAATTTAAAGACAACTTTAAAACGGTACCTTTCGCCCAATATCCGTTTTGAAATATTTGTAACGAACTGCCTTGTGTCGCCTCGGCTGATTTTTCTAATAAGCCAAATACTTTTTGTTTGAATCCATTTACTTTGTATATATTTGCAATTCCGGTATCTACTTTTACCCAACTTCCATTATTGTTTTTAAATATATATACTTCATCATCTAATATTTGGTTTGAAAAATTGATATACTGACCGGGTAATGACGCAATCCAAAATACATTTTGGTCGGGTGTTCCGGGATTTGTATTTGGCGTTGCTATTCCTGCAAATGTTGAATTTGCACCTACCGTTGAAATAATAGTCAATAAAGCATTTTGCAATATTGCTCCGGTAATTTCTTGGTTTCCATTTGTTTTTATAACATCGGAAACCGCTTGTTTTAATTGTTCATAATTTCCCATAATTTGAAATTTAATTGTTGTTGAAATCATTATTGAAATCGCCGTTGAAATCTCCTTTGTTTGCTATTATATAGCCACGTCCTATTTTCTTGACGACGGTATTTGTTTTAAATTCAATTTCCACGCTCGCCAAATCTCCCTGCGTCTGCCATTTTGGGGTAATTAGAAACGTGTCGCAATCGTATTCCCTGCCGTACTTGTCAGTTATATGTATGTAATCAGCCATACGAATAAAACGCATAACGTCGCAAAGGAACTCCGGTGCCAATATCGTACATTTAAACGTTTTGACTGATATTTGTTTTTCCGGGAAAAAATACCCGTCCCGTTCTTCGCCGTCCTCTTCAAATTCATAATCCGGTTTTCCTAACTCTGTACAAAGGTACAATGTATTTTTGAAATCCGGGTTTTTATATACTATTTGCCCGGCGTCAAATACCAAATTTTCAATATCCCACCATTGTATTTTTAAGTAACCGGAAACATCTTGTACAACCGTGAACATTTCAGAATACCACGTTTGCACGCCATCCGATAACGTCATATAATATATTCCGTTTAACTGATTTAATGGCATGGGTAATATTGACGGGTACAATATAACATCATAACCCAACGTTTGAAACCGGACAATCTGCAATCCGGTTTCTTTCATATACGTTGTTATGTTTGCAACTTGCTTTCCGGTCTTTTCATACAATACCACTGACGTAACATTGTTTGACCGTGTGTTTCTCATTATCTGAAACGGTAACAATCTATCAGCCGGGGCAAATAACGGGTAAATTGCGCCGTATGCGTAACTTTTTCTGTGGTTCTGTTCATTTATTGACGTGTACCACGGTAAAACACTTATGTTGTTATTCTGTATCATATTTCAACGTTGCTTTAATATTTCGACTACACAAATTTACCGAAAGTTTATCAACTTGACCGTTACCGATATATGTTTTAACTAACTGCATCGGGTTTGGGTCTGTGGTTCCTGCCGGGAAATTCAATGTTTGTTTCTTTTTACGTTCCAATCCTCCCAAAGCATAATATTGGGAATTATTTATTTTGAAATTCCGTGCGGGCATATCATAAACCCAATATGTCGGTTGTATATTGATAAACGCTAAATATCCATTTTGCAAAAAATATTCTACGCCATCAACGGTTTGTCTTGTAAACGGCAATTCCAATTGTCCACCTCCGGACGGCATAACCGCCGCAAACAATGCGAATCCATCCAAACTAATTGCACCGGGGTTTAACAACATCAAATCAATATCGGACGTAAAATTGGAAATATTTATTTCTTCTATCTTTCCGGCTGTTACATATTTGGACGTAATTTCTATTGGCAAACCCTCAAATGGTGTTGTTACATCATCCATCCACTCAAATTGATAACGTTCCGGCATTTCTACTTTGTCAAATGAATATTCAGACGTTGCAAAAGCTAATTTTTTGCCGTTCCTAACGTTTTCTAATTGTGTTAAATCATAATCAATAATCTGGTTATATCCATACGAACCGCCATTTCTAAACCAACTTACCTGTTCAATTTTAAATTTTCCGTCCTCAATATACCAATAACATTTGTAAATATCCCGTAACATCGTCATAATCTGTTGTAATGTAATCGGGGCTTTTTGCGCCGGGGTTTTATATTCGCCATTAATGATATTACTTTTCTGACTTATTAGCAACTTAAATGACTGCCCGGAAATAGGATTGTTTGTGTTATAAAGAAATTGGCTGTATTCCGGCGTCGCTTCATGCGTTATTCCGGGCGCAAATTCTTTTAATAGCACATTGATACATGACGACAATGTAAACGCATCACGCAAAGTATATGCTTTTCGGGCTTTTTCCTCTAATATCCAATCCATCAGATAAAACCCAAACCATAACGACGCATAACGCCACGTTGACCGGGCGATTGGATAAAACGTTTGTCCATATATGGAATAAGGCGGCGCAAAATACTTTCCACTGTCGGCCAATCCCCACTCGGTCGGCGTATCTGAAAAATTTTTAGATATAAATGCCACGTCGATTGCGTAACCAATTGCCCGGCGGTAATTTCTATTATTATCTACAATATCATCGGACGGCAACGGGTATGTATCTAAATCGTCTATTTTATCAACATCAACCAAATATCGGGCGTATATATTATAACTTTTCATATCGGCGTGCATCGTACCCGTTGCTCCGGAACCCTCAACGGCGGTTAAATCAAACTCCAACGTATCAAAAGGAGATGTTGTAGCCTTTGAATAGCGAAACATTACCGTATCATCGGAACGTTTGCGTATTTCGACTATAACACCCCCAAACGGTAAACCCTCAATTCTTTGTTGCGAAATATAGATATAATAATCTACGTTTAATTCCGGGTATAAATTCCCCTCGAAATTATTCGCATTTGCACCAGTTTTCATTCGTCCGATATACAATCCGCCTATTGCCGACGGGGAACCATTCGGCGTAATCTGTATTTCTTTCAAAATATTGCACAATGCAAAATGATATGTACCAACTAATGCGTTTTGGTCGGTCGTGGCGTTTGCGTCTTGTTCCCAATTCGTACCGCCCAAAAAGCACGAAACAATACTATCTCCGGGAACGTATATTTGTATCAATGGGCGTTTTCTTATTGTAAGAAATTCGATTTGTGGGGCCAACTCAATTAAATTGTATTCCTTTTCCAATCCTGCCAAAACGTCGTTGTATTGGTCTATTGTTTCCGGCTGTACCGTAACCAATTTATCATCATCATTAAACGTACAATCCGTTTTCATAAACTTTGCTTTATAGTATTGATTGTATGTTTGTCCCCAATCATCGCTTTTTTCGATATATAGGAAAAATTCAGAATCAAACGGGGCGTTATTGATAATATCGTAATCAGCACGGACAAAGTTTATTTTACCGGACAATTTAGCCCGGTAAAACCTTTGATTTGTTTCCAACTCATAATCCAACGTTAAATCATCCTTATAATTGGGGCAGACGGTTTGTTTGGTTCCGTCCTCCCCTATCTGCAAAAAGAATCTATATTTTGGTGTCATAGTCTTTTTATTTTACGTTTCAAATTCTTGTAACTTTCAATCGTATTTCCGTCGCCATCCACGTAAACCCGTCGTCGGTTCTGTTCCTTAATTTCCCTTACATCATCCGACAAATTGCGTAAATCCGGGCTTTGTCCGGTAACGTTTAACGTCAAACCGTCGCCGTCTGAATAGGATTTTAAATACTTATGTGCAAACGTACCATTGTTTAGCGAATTGATAACGTCCGGTATTATCTTTCTGAAACGGCGTGAACTTCGTTTATTTATCACGGCGAAAAATTCGCCTCCCTCGGCACGTCGGCGGGTTCCGTCCGGTTTCGTTCCTAAATCAATATCATTTCCGCTTTGGTGCGAACCGCCCTCCAAAAGTTCAACGGTACCGTCGCCGTATGTTTCCGTTCCTCCGGTTCCTCCGGTCTGTTTTGCCAATTGCGCCGCCTTGATTTTAGACGCTGCAAAACTCGCCCACATTACGGCAATTGCAGGTATTGCAAACGGGAAACCTAATTGCGACCATATCAGCGCCGATGCTGTTACCATGTTTCCGATTTGCTGCAATGTTTGTATTGCTGCCTGCTGTTTTTGCGCTTTCTGTTGTTCTTTCAACGCTTTTTCTTGGTTTTTCTTTGCCAAATCCAACTCCTTTTGCGCTTGTACAACATTATTGGCGTACCCGTTTGCCCTTGCTTCCAATTCTGCATCCAACGCCGATTGTGCGGCGGAAACCTCTTTATCCGCTTGCTCAACGGCTGCATCTGCTGCGGCAACACGTGCCGCCGTGAATGTATTTAACGCATCCAATGCAAAGGATACGGACGTACTTATTGCCTCCTTTTGGTCGTCGTCCAAATTAAGCCCAAACAAACCGTAAATGTCTGTTCCTCGTTCCTCCCCTTTGGATTGCTCAATTTCTTGGTCTGTTTTTTTAATAGTGTTTTGAATTGTTTGTACCTCAACATCAGACAATTTATTGGCGGCTTGCTGATTTAATTCTAAAACCTTTTGCAAACGTTCCTTTTCTGCTTGCAAACGAAATTGAGTTTTCCGGGCTTCTGAATTTCTCAACAAATCAAACTCCGATTGTGCCAACGCTTGTTGTTGGTCGAATATCTGTAATTGCGCTTGCAAATATTCGTCCGCAATTCCGGCTCCCTTTGCGTCAAAACTTGCATTAATCGCTCCGACGTCTTGCTGTTGCCCGGTCGGTTTCTGTTGGTTCTGTAATAATGCGGTTTGTCTTTCGTTTTCCAACAACTGCATCCGCAATTGTCTTTCCTGCTCGCTTCCCTCTTTGACTGCTTGCAAACGTAATTCAATGCTTTCTTTCTGCAACGCCAATTCCTGCAATTGTCGGTCTTGTTCGATTTTCAATAATGCCTCGGTTTGTTGCTGTTCCAACGCCGTAATTGTGGCGTTTATCGCTTGGCGTCCGGTTTCGTTCAAATCCTTTTCGGTCTGCAATTGGTGTTGTAAATCCTCAATTTGGCGGGAATACTGATATTGCGTTTGTTGGCGACGCTTTGCCCATTCGTCGGTTTCCAACTGCAATTGTGCATCCTGCAATTTTCGGGTTGCTTCCAAATTCTTTTTATATGCCGCCTCAATTTGTTTTGCTTGCTGTTCTGCTGCCTTTTCCGCATCGCTTTTACCCATCGGCGTTACGGTTGGGTTCTGTGTTGTTACGGGTTTGTTCCCGGTCGGTTCTTTTGGCGTATCTCCTACGGAAACGGGGATTGTTATCGGCTTTATTTTCTTTTGCATATCATCCAACCCCTCTTTGAAATTTTGGGTAATGTCCTTTACTTGTGCTTTTACCAAATTTCCGTATGCGGCTGCATAATCTGACAACCCTTTTTTAACGTCGTCAAAATCCAACGTAAACGCTCCCTTTAATGCGGTTCCGGTTGCTTTGACAATATCAATAAAGAATCCAAACAAATTTCCCAACGTGTCAAATGTGGTTTTAAATCCGGCAACTATACCGTTCCAAATGGCACGTATCAAAACACTTTCATTGTACAACTCAATAAAGTAATTGACAACATCAATAACCCCTTTTATTATCGCCGTCAATCCTTGGTTAACAAAAACTTTTGCCTGCGTTGTCAACGTTTCAAAATTCCATCCGGTTGCGTCAAACAACCCGGATAATGCGTTTTGCAACTCAATTTGGCTTTGCAATTGTTCCTCCTGCAATTGCGCCAAAACTCCGGCTTTCCCTTTTACTTCATCCATGTTTGTTGAAATATCTTTCAACGTGCGCAAATACTGCAATCCGGCGTCCTCTCCGGGCCCCCCGAATATATCTGCAATTGCAGCCCCGACCGTTGCCGCATTATCCGGCAATTCTGCCAATTTTGCGGAAACGTCTTGTATAACATCGAACGTTGTTTTGGTTCCGGTCTGCAAATCTTTTTGAACTTGTTCCGACGAAATACCAATACCATCCAAAGCCGCCGCCGTCGCCGTCGTCATTTCACGCAAACGCAAATTTGCCTCCTTAATTGCATCAACGCCTTTGTCTGAAAAGATACCCATTTTGTTTGTTTGGGTAACAATTGCAACAAATTGGTCTGCTGATATTCCCGCCTCTTTGAAATATGCCGGGTATTCTTTCAACGTGTCTAAAAATTCCCCGTTCGCATCGCCTCCGGCTAAAAACCCATCCTTAACCAATTGCAATGCCTCATTTGCAGAAATACCAAATTGTTTTGATAATGCGTTTGTTGCAATCAATGTTTCCCGGAAATCTGCGTTGAATGAATCGGCGACGGCTTGCACCTCATTTCTAAACGCTTTCAAATCATCGCCACTTTTCCCGGTAAATTGTTGCGTCAATCTCGTTGCCTCAACTAACCCGGCGTTATAATCGTACCACCATTTAAACGCCGCACCCGCCGCCGCAATTCCGGCAATCGCCAAAAAAACCGGGTTTGAAAGTAATCCCAACAAAGTTTTTCCCAATGCTTTTGCCCCGTCGCCAATAGCTGTAAAAACGGCTTTACTTTCAGCCCCGCCACGTCCTAACGCCAAAAGACTTTCGCCAAATGCGCTATTTAAACCTAACGTTTCTTTTAATTTGTCGCCATACGCAATAATTGCGTCGGACGCCTCCGTATAATTTCCGACGTTCAATTGAAATTTCCCGGTTGCTTCCTGCAAACGTTTCATTTCTTCGTATATTTCTTTGGTTTGTGCAACCAATTTTCGCCCCTCCTCGGTGTTTTCCCGTTCGGCTTTAGTCATGTTGTTTAAATAAATCTTATTCAATGAATATTGCGCCGATAAACGGTTATAACTACCCTCGGCGGATTGATTTATTTTCACAATCAGTTTATTAATTTGGTTCTCTTCCTGCTGTGCCAATTTTAACTCGGCTAACTTTTTGGCGTTCTCGCTTTCTGCAAACGCCAAATCACGTTGCGCACGTGCCAAACGTTCCGCATCGTCTGCGGCTTTTTTGGTTGTCTTTCGCCCGTCCTCCGTTGCGCCGGAAACCTTTTTCAGAATCTCCGCCAATTGTATTGCCTCGGCTTTGATATTTTTCAGTGCATTTGTATAGGTGTCCGAAAGTTCATCCAATTGTTTTATCAAATCTGTAATCGAATTATCCGGGCTTATTAAATCCGAATATTTGATTGGGTTGTTATTATCTGCCATACGCCGATTATTTAGTTATTTACGGGAAATTCCCCGTCTGTTGCATTTTCTTTTCTCAAATGTGTAATTTATCGCCTAAAAATAAAAACGCCGGAAATCTCCTTATTTTGCCCTTTTTTGCTTGTTTGCTTTTTTGGCTTGTTCCTTGATATACTCAAATGCGTTGTAATATTCCAAAACGGTAAATTTCTTTGGGTCAACATGCAAATTTTGGGACAATATCAAACACATATTTTCAAATTGTCTGTCATGCCTAATTTCCACGCTTTCCGAACCGGTAAACGTCTGCGGGTTGAAATAGGTTATCAACTCCGCCGTAATGTCGTCAATCTCTTTTGCGTCCGCCTCGGTTGCCCGACCGTCTATTATTGTGCGTAATACAACAATCGTTCTTTGTTTCAATTTATCGTAATACTCTTTCAATGTCGCATCATCGAACAACCGGGGAAAATACAAACGCAATTCATCGTCTATTTTTTTTTTAACCGCTTCCAAATGGGCGGTTATCTCTGAATTTGCAACGTCTTTAAAAAGACTCATTGTTTGTTGCAATCCATCATCTGACAAATCATTTCGGGGTTTACCATTTATTGATTTAACCAACACGGCAAAAGCCAAATGCCGGGGGGAAACCTCGGATTGAATGAAATATATGTTTTGGCGCATATTTTCCAACTCAACGGTTGCCATGTTTGGCGTTGGGCTGTTCAAATAACGTATTACCTTTTCAATATGTCGGTCAAAATCCGACAAATCGGAACCAACCCCGGCGTCAACCAAAAGCATTTTGTTATACTTGTGGAAACGCATAATTGGCAAATCCTCGATTGAATCATACAACTCAACGTTCATTCCTTTTATTTGTACATTCTTCATAATAAAACACGTGTTATCATTGTACTACAAAAGGGAACGCCCAAAAATGAGAGGTTCCCGGTAAATATCAACGCAAAGAAACAAATCAAAACGCAAGTCCACCACGACAAACAGAAATCGCAATTAAACATCTTTGAAAAGAAATCGTTCCCGTGAATCTGTACCCATTCAATGACGCCCCATTTGCGTAATAACGTCAGCACAAAAGCCGCTATTAATGCGACAACAATAATGTTATAAATAAAATGTTCCATATACTACAATTTACATGTTTCTCCAATACTCAATTCGCCCTCAAACCGGAATCCGCCGAACGGGTGCATTAAAAATTGGTTTTCTATTTCATCCAACGAAAAGCCCCTGTAAATGTTTTCCGCCAATTCGTACACTTTGTTTATTCTGTAACTTCCATTTCGCACCAAAAAACCGCCGTTCAAAACGTCCAATATTTGCCGCTTCAAATCCTCTTTGTTGCGTGTGCTTGCATCGTTGTATATCTTTCTGTAATCAAACCAAAAGATAATCGAAAACGCCGTTTTTATCCCAATATCAACGCCGGGTTCCCAACTTATGTTTTGCGGGTCGTCAACCCAAAAAAAACAGAAATTACCAATATTTGCATCCGGCGTTACTTCCATATAATCGTTATTGCCGGAATAAACATTTGGCGTATAATATCGCTTTTGGTTCCCGTTGTATTTAACAAGTCTTTCCGCCCTGCCAAATGCAAAATCCAACCACGGCAAATTATCAACCAATCCGTTTTGCATGTTTCCAATTATCCGGTCTAACAATTCCGGGTTGTCAATAACCGGGGCTTTTACATTATTTGCCATAAATTTGTTTTTTTGTTTCTGCCATTAAATCCGGGAAAATATATTTCCAAATCAATATTGAAATATTTTCGTCGGTTAAACCCAATATTTGACGACCGTATTTTTTTATTAAATCCTCTGTTTTAAAGTCAGACGCTTTAATTTCAAATTGTTTGTCGCCAACCTCTAAATAAAAACTACTTTCAAAATCTCCCTCATCCCGTAACGTTACCCGGTTTGTCGGCTGTCCCTTAGCCTCTTTAATTGCGATTGTTACGGGGCTGTATGGTGCATAATCCGAAATTTCGACGCCCAAACGGTTAATACCTTGTTCAAACAATTGTTCCTCGGCGTTCAAATCAACTATATATGCCTCATTGTCCCATATAATGTTTTGTATTATCCGCCCGGACGTCAAAGCCTCGTTGAAATCCGCAACCCTTTTTCGCAAATCGGTTATCCGTTTCATAAATACAACTTTTACATGAAATTATATACAACTTTCCCTTTGAATTATATAATTACACGGTTCTGTATCTTACCCCACGGTTATTGCAGGCTAAACAGATACGGTCTAACCCTTGCGTATCTATTTGCAACGCCTCATAAGACTTTTTAAGGTCGTAACCTAAACCGCCGGGACGAACGCCGGACGTGTTGCCGTCCAACTCATACAAAATATCCATCCGGGTTGCGTTTGATTGATTGCGGTTAACCCTTACGTTGGGGTTCATTGCCAACGTCCGCAATGCAATTGCAGCAACTTGTCTTTGTATTACCGTTTGGAAAATCTGCCTTTGGGAAATAATGAAATCCGTTAAATCGCATCCAATAGTAATTTCGCAATTCAGCCCGTAATTTTGGGTTCGTGTGTACATCGTGTATGCAATATCCCACAACTCCGGGTATTCTGCGAACGTTTCCGGCGCATTATACATAAACGGCGTTACTTGCAAATACTTTGTCAATTCTCGCCAAACCTCAACGGAACCCATGTTGCACGTTCCGCACGGCTCCCGGCTCCAATCCTTTGATACGTTAATTGCTTCCATTCCGGCGGGTAATTCGTCTTGATTGTAGCAAAGGAACCACGACCCCCCGGCGTTGTTCTTGTCGCTTATATACGGCAAATAACAATCAGTTAACGGGAACCACTGAAAACCGCCATTTGTAACGGTAAAATTCAAATCAAAAGTCTTTATTGGGTCTATCTGCGACGAATGAAACAAATACATTCTAACAACCCCGGTTCCCCCGGTCATTTGCAAACCTATCTTTTCAATTTTCGCCGTCACTCCCATTGCACGAACCGGGACAATTTCAAATCCTACCAACTTATGATTGTTTTGCAACGTCGCCCGTATGCGTCCGGCACCATCAAAGAACGTTTTTCGCTCCAACAAATTACGTGTTTCTTTATCCAACTGCTTAATCTGTGTAAACGTCTGTATTGCGGTCGCAATTCCGTTTCGGGTCATTCTCTCCAAAAAGTCCGTCAACATATTATACGGTTTCCAATATGGGTTTCCGTAATCCTCCCGGCTGTAATGATTATTAAAATCGCTTGCCGTTGGTTCCTCTCCGGTGTTGTCAATTTTAGCAATCCAAACAATACCGTTATGGCTCACTTTCTGCCCGGCTTTGTACGGCAATATCATGTTCCATTCCGGGTATTGCAGCCCCCAATCATCCGGCATAATCGCCGCCATACTATCCAACGTCAAAAGCGGGTGCGCACCTTGAAAATACAACCCACTTTCCGTCTGCGTTAAATTGTCGTCTATCGCCTTTGCCGGGTCGTATGATTGCTCCCACCCGCACACATTTTTTAACGCTTCGCATATTTCATTTATTCTTATCATAAAAACGCCCATTTATTTCCCATATTAGGAATTAAGATTGCAATAAATAAGGGGGCGGGGATAACCACCCCGTCCCCTCGGTTAAATAATTGTTCCGTTTTCCGGCTTATGCGCCTGCACCTCCGGCGGGAAATTCCCCGGCGTTGGTTACATATACAGGCATACCCAAAGGTACATTTTCCGCACGTGCTGCAATCTGCGCTTTGATAATCGGATTTGCAACGGTTGTTGGGTCGCTGTTGTAAGCAATTACAAACGCAACGTCTGCGCTAAATCCAAAATATTCTTTCACGTTGCACGTCATATCGGCACTCGCTGCGCCTGCTGTCTGTGACTGGTCGCCAACTGCTGTGTAATAGTGCGAACCAACGGGCAAATCAATGTACGGCAAACGTACAACGTCCCATTCGTGGAAATTCGCACGGGTGCGGTTCAACGCCTCACGGTCAACACGTGTTAAAACGCCAACGTTACCATCCTCTACGGCAAAGAATGTGCCGTTTTTGCTAGCTTCATTTACGACGTTGTTTGTATAATGGAACACTTTATTTTCGTATTCCATACGCTTGTTTACGTCGTTATAAATACCGTGCTGTGCCAATTTTTTAATAAGGCTGTCAATTCCGGCGTTACCTACGACGTGAACCAAACCCGGATAACAATTTGCACGCATAATCGGGTTAATATCGCCCATAATTTCGGTTGCCATCTGCGTTGTAACCTCAATAACATTTGCAGCGAAATTGTAATTCAACTTGTCTTTCAATACTTGGGTTTTTCCTGCCTCCAACGCTGAAACGGCTGCTTGGTCTAACGAATTTGCAAACGCTCTGCAAACCTTTTCCATTTTGCGGTTGAAATCGTGCTCATACGAAATTTCGTTGTTCATATACAACGTTGGCACCATTGTAAAGCCGACGGAATATGTCGCCCAAACCACGGTATAAAGTGCGGACGTGTTTTCATCGTCCGGGATAACACACGTACGAACGTTGCTAACCGTAACGTCGCCATCGTAATTGATAACCGGAACTTGTACCGTATTTCCGATTGAGGCAAACGCACGTTCACGCAATTTCGGGGACAAAATGGAATTTCCGGCGTTGGTCTGTTCAATGAAAAAATCCAATGCGCCATACTCGCACGGGCGGGTCATATTACGGTCTAACTCCGGGTTTTCTACTCGCCAATTCTGTAATCTTGTTGCAATTAAACTCATAGTCTTTTTATTTTAATTTGTTATTAAATGCGGGTTTACCCATTACCCGGTTATCTCTCCGGCAATTTGTTAATACTATTTTCCTGCCAAACCTTTCTCATACCTTCGTCAAACTCTTTGGAACCTACCGTTTTACCTTGCGCCATCAATTGTTTTGTAATAAGTTCGTACGCCTCTGATTGCGTTTTGGCTCCGCTTACGTCCAATGTAATTCCGCCGCCTCCGGCACCGCCTGCGGGCTTATTTGTGCCGCCTCCTGGCTGTTGTCTTTGCTGCTCCAATACTCCCATCGTTTCCAATTCTTTTGTCAGCAACTCGGCGGGCGTGAATGGGTTCAACTGATTGTTTGGATTGCGCATAATTGCGCCGCTTGCATCTTTGAACGCCAAAACCTTTCCGCCGTTTCCGTCGTCTATATATTCCGGGTTCATGCCTTTTACTTTTTCGGTCGCCTGCGTCAAAATAACCTTTGTTACGCTTTCCGGGAATCCTGCTTTGAATTTAAGCCCGGCGGCGGCTGTCTGCAATGCGTTGTCAATTCTTACTCCGAACAATTCTTTTTCGTGGTTTGCCTTTTCTGCCTCATACTTGGTTGTCAACTCGGTAAACTGCGTTGTCACGTTCTGCAAATCTGCTTTTGCCTGCTTCAATGCTTTCACGGTTTCCGCATCTGCCGCACCATCGGCAATTGCCTTTTCCAAACGGGCTTTTTCCTTGGTCAATGAATCAATCTGCGATTGCAGCCCGGTTGCGCCATCGGCTTTTGTTTTCATTTCCCCCATTACACGTTTTGCGTAATCATACGTTTTTTCGGTTCCATTTTTAGCGATACCGGAAACCGCCAAAATATCGGCATCCAAAGCCCCGTAAATTTCGCCCGTTTTCTTGGCAATAACGCTGTTTTCGTCATTCTGCGATAATGTTGTTATCGCTGTAATCTGTTCGTCAGACAATCCCGACAAAGCCGCATTTGCAACTAAAATTTCTCTCGTTAACATAATATTCTTACCCTTTGAATTAATTAAGTGCGATTGCTTTTACTTCTCCGCTGTTTGCGTTAATAATATCAATTGTGTATTTTGGGGAATCCTCGGTTGTGTCAACCAACCAACTAACAACACGTGCATGGCTGATTTTCTTTTCAGCCTCTTTTGTTACCAAAATAACGTCGGTAATTGTTCCGCCCTCAATACATTCAATCAACTTTTTCTTTGTGTCGCCGTCCAATGCTGCGGCGGTTGTGGTTACTTCAATAACCAAATTGTCTTGCTGTGCAATCTGTGCCATATTCGTAATTTTTAATGGTTAAACATTCTCGTTGTTTTCCGGGCTATCGCCTGCCGCTTCCTCTGCTTCTGCTGTTTTTTCGGCTTTTGGTTTTCGTCCGGCTTTCTTTGGTTCTGCTGGGATAACTCCGGCGGCTGTCAGTTCTGCAATAATTTCGGCTTTCATTTGTTCACGTTCTGCCGCCTTTGCTTCTGCTGCCGCCTTTGCTGCTGCTTCTGCCTTTGCTCGTTTGCTGGCTTCAATCTTTTCTTTGTTCGCTGCCTCCCAAACGTTCGGGTCGTGCATAATGTCAACTTTATAACCCATTTTTCGCAAATTGTGCAATCCGAATGTTTCAAAGAACTTTTTTCCGAAAACCTGCATACGTGGTCGTGAAATTCTTTCGCCCGTTTCTTGGTTGAATTTTACAACCTCAATACGACAATGATAAAAACTTTCTTCCCCTTTTGGGACAATGAAATTTTCCGGGGTAACGTCCAACAATCCGACGTCCTTTGTTTTACCCTCTGTTTCTGCTTTCACTCGCATAATCATAAATTTTTTTTGTTATTACTTCAATTTTTTTGGAAAATGGTATTTGGCTGCCAAATTCCAAAACGTTTGTATTCTCACGTTCAAACCTACGCACAAAATTAGCGAAATTCAATTTAATGCGCAATTCATCCTCGGTAATTAGCTGTTTTTCGTACAATTCTAATACTTCCGGACGTGTCAAATGTCGGTACGGCTCCAATTCTGCCAACACTAACATACGTTGCATTTGTATTGGGTCGTGTCTGTACTCCGTTTCGATAATCTGATTTTGTAGCGCATCCAATTCCCCCTCGCTTGCTCCGCTTTCTTTCGCCATCTTATAACGTTCTCGCAATTGGGTTGCATCAGACAAATAAAACTCGGTGCCATAATTGATTTTTGCCGAAATAAACATTGTTCCATAACGCAAACGGCAAACGGTTTCGTCAACGAACTTTTGCGCCGCCTCAAAGCCTTTTTTTACTCGGTTTAATACCGTGCTTTGGCTTTCAAAATTGGCTTTAATTTGCTGTTCATTTAATGCTTCACGGGTTGTTATTTCCTCGTTGGTACCAACAACCGCCGTAATTATGTTTGTACGCAACCGTTCTTCCTCGCTAACGTTATAATCCAAACTATTACGGTCAACGGTCAACATCTGAACCGGGTTGCGCAAATCCGGCTGTTTGTCGCCGTCCGGTACCGGAATTTCAATGAATGAACCAACCCCGACAATTCGTTTATCTCCGCATTTCGGGCAACGCATCAATAAACCCGCTTGGTCTAATTTATAATAGCCTTGTTTATCTTTCAAAAACCCGCCGTCGCAATAATCGCCGTTTTCGCCGTTCGTAAAATCGCAACTTTGTTCATATCCGGAATAAATCGGGTACGACCCGTACATATCCAAATTTTTCTTTGATAAATGATAAAAAAGGAACCAATCTAAACTTTCCAACTCGGTTGTTAACGGGGACGCCTTAACGTCCGGTTCTCTCAAACTCAATGGTTCTTTCCAAAAAAAACGTGCTGGGCAATATCCCAAATCGTGCGGGCTATCAATCAGCAATTCGCCAATATTGCCTTTTTCCTCGGTAAATACCCGGTATCGTTCATCGTCAATTACGGCAATACGGTTGTCGTCCTGCCGGAATATTATCCAACGCATAACGCCCGTTGTTTTGTCTGCCTTGTATGAAATAACGTGTTCAATTGGCAACCAATAAAAGTACGGTTGCGGGTAATTATCGCTGGGGGATTGCTCTTTTGGCAAATCAACAATTAATACGCTGTTAATTTCGGTTTTGAAATATTCCCATCCCTTTGTGCTCCAAATTTCGGGTTCTTCCAATACGTGTTGTCTGTAATACTCCCAATCGTCCCTTTGTTCGCTGTTCATAAACTGATAATTGAACGCCGGGTTACGACCGTCAAAAATGCGGCTCAACTTATCAAAACAAACGCCCGTTACCTCGTTTGTCTTTACGGGGTAACGGAACAATGTTTTGAACACTTTGAATTTGTCTGCGGGTATAAGGTTTGAAACATAAGCCAAAAAATCGGTCACGGGTTGCGTAATGTATGGCGTCAACGCCTTTTCCGCATGAAATCGTATGCGGTTTTGGTGGTAAATCGCCCTACTTATCGCCGCTTTGTTCCGTGGCTCCGTTATCTGCTTTTTTATTTCTCTTATATTTAAGCCCATTTTCTTTGTCAAATTCAAATTTACTATTTTCCGGTAATTGCCAACCGCCGTTATTTGGCATTTTTAAAAGTCTTTCGGCGTGGCTAACTTCAAAATCTCGTGTCGTTTTCAATGTTTCATTTTCCAACGTCACTATTGTTTGTTTACCCTGCTGCATTTTTTAAGTCTGTTAGCGGGTTAAAATCTTCCGGTACGATAATAGCCAAATCGTCCGACCAATTAGGTAAAAACGCCCATTGTATTGCGTTGCTATCGGGTGCCTCAAATCCTCCCAATGTTTTATCCCCGATAAACAAAGAACGAATTGGAATAGGATAATGCTTTTTTTCTGTTGTCGGGTCTTGCAATGCACCAATTGCGCCGTTTTCATCAAACAAATAAACCCCCAAATTTTGGGAATCGCTTTCACATTGCAAATCTTTCAATGCTTTAATCAGTGATTGCGGCATTTTACGCATAACCGCCGTAAATGGGGTTGGCTCACGTCCAATAATTTCTTCAATACCGCCCAACGTTTCGTTTCCTCCGCCGAACGTACGGGGTGCGCCTGCTTCTGCTGTCGGTGCTTGGATATACGGGGAGACAACAACTTTCGTGTCGTCATCTGCCGATAACAACGGCGTCCATGACGCTTTTTTCCCAATACCCGCCGTCGTGGTAAATGAATTTTTTTCTCCGGTGCTTTTATACAATCTCTGAAACGCTACTTTCTGAATCTGTCCGAAACTCTCGGCACACGTAAAGTTTGGAATGTTTGGCAACGCTGCTGCTGCCGGGCATTTACAAATAGCCATAATCTTAATTTTTTAACGTTAAAACTTTTGTTATTATCTCCGGGGGCTAACCCTTTGCCCCATTACTTATTGCAAAGTTATAATATTTTCGGCTAAATCCTTGCATATATGAAATAAAATGCTAATTGCGACGTTTAATTCCCCTTGTTGCTTGGCTGTATGGTCTTGTATCGCCGTCCGCCAATTCCTTTTCATATATTCCGGTCAAACCGTCCTCCGGGTCGTCATGGGTATTTGCAGGAAAATCACGCAAAAACCCGGTCAAATGTTCGTGTATCTTTGGAAAACGTTGTTCCCATCCAATCGGCATTATTATTTGTGCATTTACCATCGCTGAATTTGTTATAATACGGCTTTCCTTGTTTGCCCCTTGATAAAATGGTTCTGTTACTGCTTTTATCTTTTTCCTTATAACCTTTTCAAAGCCGGAACCGCCGTTGTTACTTTCAATCCATGCTTTTTGCGTTCCGCATCTGTTTATCATATCCGGGACGGTAACGGCTGTTATTTCCGTGTTTTCCTGCGTAAATACCATGTCAGTAATTAGCGCATACAAAATCGGTTCAAACCGTTTCTTTTGTTCGTTCCACGCCTCATTACCGGATTTGTAAATGTCATAACATGCCGAAAATGTAAAGTCGTCGCCCTCGTCGGCAACGTCTGTATAATTTCCGCTACGTACATACGTCCCCCATTCGGATTTGTCAACGTATGTTCGGAACGGGTTCCGGTACAATTTACCCTCTGCGTTTCCGGGGTTGCCTTGATACAAACATTGAAATTGTACGGGGTCTAACGCTCTTTGTCCCTCCAATTTTGCCCGGCTGTGTCGTCTATCCCATAACGCCGCCCCCGGTTCCCGTGGGTCAATATCTGTTGGTTCCCCGGTTTTCAGTCCCTCAAAATTTATTCGTACCCATGCGCCCGCCGGAATGTCTTTTACATCATCCCAACTTTTAATGTCAATTACGGTTTCCCCGCTTTTTTCAATACGCCCAATCAAATCATCATCATGCCAACGGGTAAACACAATTAATTCTTGGGAATCATTATGCAAACGGGTACGTACAACGGTCGTGTACCATTTCCACGCCGCATTACGTACAATCGGGCTGTTGCCCTCGGCATAATCTTTGTAAACGTCGTCCAAAATAGATACATCAACCGTTTTTGACGTCAACGAACCGCCACGACCGACAACACGCAACGAACCCTTATGCCCAACCATTTCTATAACGTCAGAATTTCGTAAATACGTATTAGCCATTGTTACGACGTTGGAACCGTTCAAATACGTTTCCGGGAACAATTCCCGGTAACTTGGCGTATCAATTACCCTTTGGACGTCACGGTTAAAATCTCTCGCAATGGTTGCCGCATAGGAACCGATACAAATCTTTTTGTCCGGGTCTAAACCCAACATAAAAGCGGGTAACTTTCGGCTTGAACCCTCGCTTTTCCCATGTTGAGGGGGCATTTGCACAATCATTTTCTTTATTTCGCCGTGGGCGAATTTATCCAACAACGTATAATAAACGACGTGAAACGGTTCCAATGCTAAATCCGGTTGCATATACCGGGCAAAGTTTATCAGCCTATTGCGTGACGCCGCTTTTACTAATTCCCCGGGATTGTTTTTTAGTGCGGCGTACATTTTAAGTAATTGTTCTTTATCCATTTTGTTTAATTCTTAAAAATATACCATATATTTTTGTCTTACCCCCGTATTTTTTCTGACTTAAAAACCGGAAATCTTAAAAAACGACCAATTTAATGTTTCATTTTCCATTTGTCGCACGCTTTTTCCGAACGTATTATACTGCGATTTTCGACAAACGGGCATTTTAAACAAATTGGGTTCCCGGCCATATCCAAATTTGAATGTTCATAATAGAATTTACCCCAACCACATTCGCCGCACGTGTGTACGGGTTTCGGTTCGTCTTTTTTTTTTGATATTATTCTTTGTTGTTCGTGCCATCGTCAATTACTCCTTTCTCTGCTAATTGTTTTTTATATTCTGCTGTTTGTAGTTTATCAGCAACCGCAAACAATAAATCCTCCGGGATTGCTGATACATCGTATTGCGGTGCATCGCCGTTTATGCTTTTTTCTATTCCCGGAATCTCAACTTTAATTGGTGCATCAAATCCCAACATCTTTGCCCGGCGTTGCTGCACATTCAAAAGCAAATCCAAAAACCGGGGGTTTCCGGCGGACGTTTCCGTTGTGGTTTCCTCATACCCGTAATATCCCGGGTTGTCGCCATCCTCCAACACTTTACGGGGCTTTGCGTTCTGTCTGTTTTTCTCTCGCAATTTCCCGGTCTTTGAACGTTCCCACGCCTCCCACAATTCAACCTCCATTTTATCCAACTTTCGCAATTCCTGCGTAACGTAATCGTCTATATTTTCCATACGTTCACGTTTCCACTCAATTAGCAATTGTTGCATATCCCAATATACCATTTGTTTTGTTATGGTATAACCTACGCCACGCCGGGCGTTTTTCTCATTCAGCCTTTCCGAAATCTCCCTATACGTGTAACCACGTAAAAACAGATTTGAACAAAAAGCCAAATCAAACTCCCTTTGGTCTTTTGTTCGTTTGCACATTTTCGGGCGTCCGCCCCTTTGTCTTTTACTCGCTTCCATATTTCAAACCTTTTTATAACAGCAAAGCCATTTACTTTGCTTTCCTCTCAAACGTCGCTTTCCCTTTGCTTGTTATTTTCGGGGAATTTTCGTTTTAAGCGGGTTTTGTTTGTTACTTGATACTTTTATTGTCTTTTGTATTTTCGTCGCCCTACGGGACTTATTTTGGCTTTCTTTCGTTCCGGTACCTAAACGGCAAAGCCCCGGTTATAATTCCGGGGCGTTTTTTATTCTTTTTCCATTTTGTCGGTTTTCAACAATGGGTAAATACTTGTTACCCTAACTGACGGCGTACCGTCCTTTTTGTCAAACCTAACTTCATACGAAAAATTGCCGTTGTGTTCTGCCTTGATAACTTCTATCTTTCCGGGCTTTCCGTTGTATTTTATTCTATCGCCTTTTTTAAACGGACAATTTTCTGTTATGTAACTTTCTGCGGCTTTTTCTCTTTCCTTTCTGTTGTACTCCAAAGCCTTTTGTTTTATCTCGGCTAATTCTGCCATTCTTTTTACGTATGTTTCTTTATCCATAACTTTATTATTTTTCTGTTGGTAAATCTACGGTTAACAATACGGGTTGCAATGGTTGGTTAAACGTCGCAACCGACAAATGTATTGTTCCGGTTTCTTTTATTCTCTCCAATTCTTCCGGGGATAACTGCCATTTGGTAATTATAATCCCCTGCGGGTCGTTTGGAACTTTCATTGCTGGCAACGGAATGTATTCCGGTTGGTCTTTCGCAAATACTACGTTCACGCCGGGAAACTCAACGGGTTTCATTTCCGCCCTCCTTTCTTGGCTTCTTTCTGAATCTGCGTTTTCTTTCGGGTCCTCTATGCGGTGTATCTCAACACGTGCGCCCAATGTCTTTTCCAATACTCCGGCAACGTCTTTTACTTCCTGCGGAATATCTTCCAATTTCTTTGGCAACGTTGCCTTGTATGCGTTCTTTACAAAATCACAAATCGCCTTTCTTTCTTCTTCGTCGTTTGTCTTTCTCATTCGCTGAATCAGATTTGCAATTGGCTGCGTTTTCATATAACCGGCGCATTTGAAACGGTCTTTGCAAATATTGCAATCCTCCGGGTAATTTCTTTTTGCGTCCTTTGCGTTCTTTTCGTCCGCCTTTCTGAATCCGTGCCATTCGTCACGACGGGCGATTGCTTCCGAAAATACCGCCATCGCATCAACGCAAACTTGGGCTAAAATATAGTCCGGGGTATCTCTCATTTCCTTTTCTAAACTGTGCTTATTAATAAGTTCGGTTAGTTCTTGTTTAAAATCTTTTTTCATACGCTTAAACTTCTATATGTTCAATTTGTGGTAACTTCTTTATGTATTCCAACATCGCCGTTTTGCTTTCCTCGGTTTCGTCGGTTCTGTTTATTACCAACTGAATAACTTCCAAAAGATAATCGCTATCAATACACGCATTATCAACGTCGGTAATATTATACAATGGTTCCGTTATTTCCTTGACGGCTTTAAATGCTTCTTTTGTCAACTTTGCAGCTTTTTTGAATCTCATTTTTTCGCCCTTTTCAAAGCATTTGCCTAAATGGTTTAATTTATCATCAGCGTAAAAAACGCATGTATGTGCCATGTCCGCCAAAAGATACGCCGTATTTGTAAGGAACAACGCTTTTTTTCTTAATTCTTCTTTTTCTTCGTTTGTCATAGTATTTTGTTAAAACGTTCTTTAAAATGTTTGTATTCCTCGGCGGTTTCGTCCGGCATACCTAAATTTGTGCGCAACTCATTTGGCAAATTTTCCGCCCCTTTTTCGTATTCAACAAAGAATATTGCACCATGCAAAAGGTTTTGTTCTTTAATCGACCTTGCGTCTTTTATTCTTTTTCCGTATCTGCCTTGAACTGCATATATTGCGGCTTCAATTATTCTTTCCTCTTTGTCCGGGGCGTACATTTTAAGTTCAAAGTAATTTTCTTTCTCTGTAACTTCCGGTTCTGTTCCCGTTACATCTTCAATCATCAAAAACGTTTCCGCATCAAACGGAATAAATCTTTTCTTTTCCATCGCTTTTTTTTGTTATGTTATATAATTTTCTGAAATATATTACTTTGTTATCGCTACGGCTTGTTCTGTGGCATTTAAGCCCAACCGCCGGGCAATCGTCTTTATGGATAACGCAACATGCGCATCTACTCAAACATACAAATTTGCCAACCTTTTCAATCAGTTTATCAGACGGTTTAACCCATCTTTCCGCAATTATTACCATACCCCGGTAAACTGCAAGTTCGCCGGGGTTGTATTCACGTCCGGGTTCAAACGGTTGTGGTTTCTTTATTCTCATTTTCTATCGAACTAACCAACAAATCCAAATTTTCCTCTGTTCCGGAAATTGAAATTCTTGCTTTCCCTGCTCCCATTACCGCCAATTCCGTAATTGTGCAATCATATTTGCCTGCGGATTTTTGAAACTTTGCCGCCTCATTTAATGGCAATATTTTTGTTATCTCTTTCATCGCTCACGTTTTTAGTATTTTACATTACAAAGTTAATAATTTCTTTTGGTTTTTATCCATATCAGCCGGAAGCCAACGGAAAAACAAAGCAATTTAATTTCAATATCTAAATAAACGTCATGTCCTTTTACGCCCTCAACCATAACTCCGGGCGTCAAATAAAATTGCTTATACTTCCACAAACTTTGCAGATACAAATAAAACCCGATACGTCCAATATGGAATCCGATTGTTTTCATTTCTCTATCTGTTTTTTTATCTGTTCCCAACTCTTTTTGTCAATTACCATTTTCCGGGGGTATTGTATTATTTCGCCCTTGGTATATACGAGATTATAGATACCCAATTGCCCCTTAATTGGCATTTCAATAACACGTCTTGGGTTGCGCATCATCCACCCGTACCCCTTTGTTATTTTCGCCCTCTTTTCCTTTGGAATCCGGGTGTTTTCCCAATCCTCCGGCGTAAACTCTTTTATCGGCTTTACGTCGTACAACTCAACCAATCCCAAAGTAACGCCGCTTTCCATTCCCGGATAAACCGGGGACGCTGCGGAACATATCAGCACGTCGCCACGGTATGACGTGTTTTTGCTCCGAACTTCAATTGTCTTTTTCCCGTAAACAATACCGTTTTCGTCCTTGTACGCCTCCGTTACCAAATCATTTGCGTATGGCTGTTTTACGGTCAACGCACGCCAACGGTCGTGCTTTTCCGGGTTGTAATCCTTATTGCTGTACTGCATATTTACTTTTTATTTTCGGGTTCCTCGGTTTCGTCGGGTTCCGGGTAATGGATAAATCCAATTTGCCGGACGTTTTGGATTGGCTCGTAAATGATAACGACAATATCGCCGTCCGTCCTTACTCCGACCAATCGGCAATCGGCGGGAACCTCAACCCGTATTTCACTTTTCATTGTTAAACAAATCCCAATTAACAGGGACACAATACCCCGGCAATTCTCCCCGGTCAATCCCCAACGGATTAACAATACTATCTTTCCAATAGATACGGGGTTGTTGCGGGCTGGCGTCCCAATGTTCCGTAATCGTGTCGTAAATCAATCGTATTTCCCGTTTCGGATATTTTCCGCCGCTCTGCAACCCGATTTTATACAGGTCAACGAACGGATACGACAATTTGATTATCGCAATTGCCCGGTCGTACATCCCCGGCGGGATTGGCTCAACGCTCGCAAAGGTGCGGAACCCGTGGCGTTTTGCCCGTGCCAACACATTAACCCGCATCGTATTTGGGGCGGCGTTCGGCTCCAATTCGTCGCAACCTGTCAACGTTGCGCCCAAAGCGATACGGGACACGTCCCAACCCTCGGACGCCTCGGCAAAATCAATGAAGCGGTTCAACCCCTCGGCGCATTTGCTCAATATCTTAACCGGGACGTCGTGGCGTTGGCATACGCCGACCGCTTGACGGGTCAACCGTTCCGTTTCCGGCAACAACGGGTCGGTCGTGAACGAAAAGAATAACCCCGTTTTCTGCAATTCCTCCTTATGCGCCAACAATTCGTTTTTGAAAATATCCAAAGCGTATGGATATTCCCGCAACGTCCTTTTCAACTCCGGGCGACTGCCTCCCAATACCTTTGCGCCACGACCTTTGCGCAAATAACAGTAAGTACAACCGTTGGAACAACCGACAAAGAAATTGGCGGCGTTCTCGGCGTATTCCCCGGCTTTACCTTTTGGGCTGTAAATAACCCGTCCGTTTATCGCTCCCATATCGTCCACGGCTTAAAATGGTAAATCGTCGTTTCCGTCTGGGGCGGGTGCATCCGGCACGGGCGGCGGCGGTACTTGCGCCCCGGCTCCGGTCGCTTTCGGGGTCAACATTTCCATATCGGTTGCGACTATCTCGGTAACATACCGTTTGACGCCTTGCGCATCGTCATAACTCCGGGTTCTCAATTCGCCCTCAATATACAGTTTGTCGCCCTTTTTGACGTACTGATTGGCGACCTTTGCCAACCCGTTTTGCAATACGACGTTATGCCATTCGGTACGCTCCGGGATTTGCCGCCCGTCCTTTGTGGTAAAACCTCGTTTCGTGGTTGCCAACGAAAAGGTCGCCACGCAACCCCCGTTGTCGAACTCCTTAAAATCCGGGGATTTCCCGGTATGTCCCATCAAAATAACCTTGTTTACACTCATACAAAAAACGCTTTAATTATCCAAACAATGATACTATACAACGCCCACATATAAGACGCAACCGTCAACGTCACGAACGTGTATAACGCAATTTTAAATCCGGTTTTTGATTTTATTTTCATGTCACTTGAATTTTATGCAATCCAACAAATATTGTTTCTTATTGTCCGACCATCCGGCGGCATGGTTTATCGCTTTTCGGTCGTCGTCGTGTACGAACTCACAAACCCAACCGCCGACGCTTGATTTTTGAACTAATCGAACCAATTTACCAACAATGAAAGAACGCAATTTGTAATAACCCGAATTTTCGCCAACAAACAAAACCCGTCTTTCTGCATTTATTTCGGGCGGATTTTCGATTTGCGGGCGTTTCTCCCTTTCCGGGTATGTTTGTACCCGTCTGAAATCATTTTTGATTGAACGGCGGGAAATTGCCCCGTAATCGGGTTGCCTCTTTTTGATTCTCATTTTTTATATCTCCATTTATAACCCTTATGCAAATTTCCTTTCCCTTTACATACCTTACAAATTGCCGTTGCCGAAAAATTGCCTTTTCGGGCGGCTTCTTGTATGCTAACAAATACATTTACAACAATACCGTTTTTTATTTGCTCAACCGCTTTTTCGTGGTGCGGTTTCGCTTTTTTTCCAATCCATTTAGATTTTGTTATTGGGTTATTCTGATTTTCTTTAACCGTAACCCAACGCAAATTATCTGCATGGTTATTGGCTCGGTCGCCGTCGATATGGTCGATACATGGTTTGTTTTCCGGGTTCGGAATGAAAGCCGCCGCAACTAATCTATGAACACGGAACATTTTCCCGGTTCCATTTTTCCATAAACTAATTATTTTATATCCTTTCAAATATCCGCCTTTCATTAGAAACGCATCCTTTTTTAAGGAACGAACATTGCCATAATTAGAAATTTGATAATGTCCTTTGTAACCCTCAATATCTTTCCAAATTTGCATACTCATTTTTCATTAATTCAATCATTCTCATATTGCCGGAATATATACGCATTTTCGTTTTATCCCCATTCTCCCAACATGAATGATGTTCAAAACATAGTATATTTATATTTCTTGAATCATGCGCCATTTCGGGAAACGCTCCACGGGTCAATATATGCGAACAATAAACGGCGGAATAATTCCGTAACGGCTTTAAACATTCATCGCATCTGTGCGGCTTATGCTCCCAAACCCACCGGAAAAACCGTTGGTTGGCAACGGGAATGTCGCCACGTCCTAAAACGCAATGCCCGAACAATTCCCGTTGTAACTCAACACGCAACCGTATATCTAACCGAAAATTACGAATATCCAATAACGGCTCGTAACCACGTGCAACACAATATTCATATTCGCAACGCTCGGTCAACAATATTGGCTCCATTACATATTGTCTGTATCGTCCGCCGAGCCTGCCATTTCCGGGAACATATCATTTTCATTTTCGTTGTCTGCATCATTTACGTAAACTAACGGGTTTGGTTCCCCATCAGCCCCGAACAAATCCATTTGCGCCTTTTTGCCCTCAAACAGAAATTCGTAAACCTCGTTTTCAATATCGCAAACAATGTTTTCCAACTCTTCCTCAAAACCGAACGTTTCAACGTTATATTTCATTCGTGGGGTATTGATTGCTGTTTTCTGATTGTTTGATATGGTAAACAATCCGGTTAAAACGACGCCTACGTTATCATCTTGCCCGGACAAAGAAACGCCCCTAACCTCTATATTGTACAAACATTCTTCCGCAAATGCGGCTGCAATATCTGTTTGTTTCTTTGTTGCTTTAAACTCCGGCGTTGCCATCATGGTTTTAAATGACGTTATGTTGAATACACGTCCCATAATCGGGCGCAAATCATTAAACAAATGACGCAAATCCGGGTGTATGTCTTTTGCACTCAATACATGGTATTTGTTCGTGTAACTCTCATTTCCGACAACTTCCGTTACTTCATAATGTACGTCTAACCCGCCATCTTTCAATAACTTTACTTTCGATAATGAAAACTTTTCCTTTGTAGGAATCGGCATAACATTTTGTTTTTTTTCGCTCATAATTTTTAATCTTTATTGTTTCCCGGTTCCTCCGGGTCGGTTTCTTCTTGGAAATACTCGCACGGTTCATCATCAGCACAACGACCGGACAAACAACATACCGGATAATCCACGCAATCAATGCACATTTTTTTTTCGTTCATAATTTAAAAGTCTGTTTCATTTAACAATTTTGCAACCTTGTTTTCCGGCTCTGCATCCGGTGTAAATATCGGTTTCGGGCCGTGAACTAAAACTTCCCTTTTTACCTTTTTGGTCTTTGCGGGTTCCGGTTCCGGGTTAAACTTCAATTGTTCCGCCGGATATTCTTTTGGTTTCAGTTCTATAATACCATTTTCCACCAAAACCGGAATACAACGTTTGCAGGCTTTCACGTCCTCCAACGCATCATGCGCCGGGAATGTTTCGCCGGGGAAACACTTGTTGTAAAGTTCCTCCAATTTCGGATATTTGCCCGGACGTCCGTCTGCATACAATGCGCCAACAAATTTAATTGTTTTCATCATCGTATCAATTCGTTTGCCCTTAAACAATGCGTCCTCCGCTTTTGCGTCGTAATATTCACGACCCATAATGCGCAATATCATTGCTTTTACAATTGACGTATCAAAGTAAATATTGTGTCCTACCAACAAACGGGCTTTTTCGCAATCCTCCAAAAATTCGTCTATAATATCAGCAAATGGGACGCCCTCGGCGTTTGCTCTCTCTGCTGTAATTCCGTGTACCTCAATTGAGGCCTCCGGTATTTCCCACCCCTCCGGCTTTATGATAAATGAACGTTCCTTTTCGTTTACCGCCCATGCCAATTGCACAATATTTGGAAATTCCGCAAAATCAACGTCCCATTTTGCGCCCTTTGGGGGCAACCCGGTTGTTTCACAATCGAACGTCAAAACATCTTTCATAATGTCGTTTATCTCATTTCCTTTGCTGTCTTTCAATGTTACTTTTTTCATAATAAAAAAAATCTTTTTTGCCCGTCTTTATTGGGCGTTTGTTCAACATAATTTGCCCGTGTAATCCACACGCAACCGCATTTCAAACATTTAACCCGGCTATATCCATGCGGCGTATATTGGTACCGGATAACCCGCCAATCTTTCAACGGGTAACATTTACGGGGTTGGTTACACTTGCAAAACATATCATTTATATTTCCATTTAAAACCAAATGCTGTTTTCAAAACGCCATTACAACAATTACTTATAGAACTACGTCTAAAACCTAAACTTCTTTCAACTTCCATTGCTGCAACCCATTCTTTTATAAAGTTACCCGATAAATCAAATTGCAAAACTGCCTTGCCTCCTTTATTTAGTTTTTTACCAATATACGTATTGGGGGCTTTTAAATTATTGCTATTTTGTTTTGCTGTTACCCATCGTAAATTACTGACTTTATTATTAATTTTATTACCATCAATATGGTCTACTTCCGGCATATTATTTGGGTTAGGAATAAATAATAATGCTACAATTCTATGTATTACAACATTTTCTTTTTCCCCATTTTTACATAATGATACAAACAAATAACCACGCCTTAATGATTGTTTCAAAATACGTTCTTTTCGTATTCTTGTTTTATTACCGCATTTTTCTAATCTTTTAATAGACCTAATTTGCCCGTAATTACTAACTTCATACAACCCTTCATATCCGGGTATTTCTTTCCATATTTCATTTTCCATAATCAAATTTCATTTGGGTCTGCAATATACAAACAATATTCTTCACTTGCAAGTTGTTTTAAAAATTCGATATGTTCTATTAATTCAGCATTGCTCAACTCTGCAATTGTCCGCAATCTAGTTTCATATTTCCCGGTGTTAATATCCGGGGTTTGCTCATACATAACCGGGGACAACTCACGCAATCGGCGTTCGGTTTGTTCCTCTGTCAGACGTTCGCCCGCCTCCCAAATTCCGGTTCTGAATGTTGGTACAACGTAATTGAAATAATAACCTTTCAAAGCCTCTGACGAACCGGGCGACGCTACAATAAAACGGGCAATTATGCGGCTACCTTTGTGCATTGCAAAGAATTGATTTAATTCCCCCATGTACATTTGTAAACCGCCGTTATTATTAATCATTCCCGTTGCTGTTATTTCTCTTTTTTTCATAACTAATCAAAGCATTTCCACATGTTATACGGTCTGAATCTTCTTCTTTTGACGGAACAAAAACAATTACGTCCCATCCCTCGTTTAACAATGGCATTTCAAATTTTCTATATACGTCATAATCAGAATAACCGGAAACCTCAAACCCGTTTTCAATAGCTGAATTTGTTTCATGTATCGGGGTAATCTTTACAATAAATTTGCTTTTATCGAAAAGCATTGATAATTTTTTTGCATCAAGAATTGTTTGCGCTGTTACGGGGAAATTTAGTGTATATTTACGACCTTTTGGCATTGGCAATTCTTTTGCCAATTCTGATATTTCATGCAAAGACAAACTTTTCCCGTCGAATAATTCATTTCGTTGTTCGTCGTCTGTTGAATTTATAGAAAATTGCAATCCTGCTTCTCCGTTATAAAATTCATTCTTTATTTCGCACCATTTTAGAATGTATTCTTTTAAATTCTTATTGGCTTTTGGCAACATTGTAGAAATTACCGGGTGTACGGTTTTTGCTTTTAACCCGCATTTTTTTACCAAATCTTTTAATATCAACGAAAAGTCTAATACATTTTTATTCCATGTTGGTTCCCCCATACGGGCAAAATGAACGTTGAAACGTTCCGTCTGTTTTACTTCTTCATTTTTGATTATTGTTTCAATTTGGTATGAAAGTTCTTTAATTGAAACATTGCCATAAAATCCGTATTTGGGTACATCGCAAAATTTACATTTCATCGGGCAACCTTTTTGAGTTGAAATTGTTGCAACCCATTTTTTAGACAAATCAACCTCTGTGTTTGCAACTCCGTTTATTTCCTTTGTAAGCCCTAAAAAATTAGCTTTTATATTATTTTCTTTTCCATAATCCCCAACGGTCAAAAATTCCAATCTGTTTTTAATATCAACATAGATTTTCCCGGTATGAGTTTTCACAATTTTAGTTTCCATATTTTCGTTTTTCTTGTTTAACAAATGTTTCATTGTCTTATTAAAAGCCTTTCCGCCTACTTTCAAAATAAACTTTCTTTCGCTGCTTGAATATCCCTGCAATTTTTTATCCATCGCCGACGCATAAAGAACGGTCATTTGTCCCGGTTCAAATACTCCTTTTTCCTGCAAACGGTCTATCGGGTGCCGTTTCAATGGGGCGTTTGCGCTTATTCCTGCATTTCTCCGGGTGTTTTCCAAATCGGAAATAACCACTTTCAGATTATTATAAAATTCGGGTGTTTTCAACACGTCCGCAATTGTCATTTCTTTAACTTCCATATTGTTTTGTTTAAGGGACGCCGGGGAACCGACGCCCCGGTTAATTACTCGCTTTCTGTGTATTCCTCAATAATCAAATCGTCCTGCCCTCTTTTAACTTCTTCAATGAATCCTTGGAACCCGTTTTTCTTGGCAATATCAATAATTGCTTGCAATCTCTTTTCGCCCAAACTTTCGCCCCTCGCTATGCGGAACACTTTAACGGTTGGATTGCTGGCAATAATAAGTTTTGCGGCAACTTCCATTATTTGCGAATCTGAAACCTTTCCGGCGACAAATGGGACGTCATTTAATACTAACCCATCATCACAAAACGAAAGCCCGGAAATCGGCAATTTCGCCGACGAAATAAGTTTTTCACGCTCGGCGGATAATTCCGCAATTTCTGAATCCATCTTTTCCGCTTCTGCTTTTTTGTCGTCTGCTTGTTTTTTCTTTAAAAGATAATCGGCAACCTTTGCAGCCATTTTGTTGTGTTCCTCGGCTTTTCTCAACTGCTCGGCTGTATCTAATTTTTCCGGGTTGTTTTCTTCATAATTAGCCAACCATTTTTCGGCATTTGCTTTTCGTGCTTCATAATCTGCCTTTTCACTTTCTATTTGTGCAATAGCTTCTTTGTAAAGTTTTTCAGTTCTTTCTATCGCCTTTTTAGCTTCTTCAATGGCTTTTTCGTATGTCGCTTTTGCCTCTGCTAAACGTTCCGGAATTTCTTCCAACTGCTTTTTTCTTTGCTCCAAAGCCGAACGTACGGTTTTTGCCTTTTCTATCAATTGGGCGTTTTCTTGCTGTTCTCGCATCAGTTCGGTAATGTCCTTTGGTTTGGCATACGTTTTCAAATCCTGCGTTGTCAATCCCTGCCCGGCTGCATCTGATATTGATTTGTAGGTTTTCAAATCTCGGTTTACTCCGGTACGTTCTGTTTTAAGCCCGGCAACGGTTGTATCAATTTCGGAAATCCTTGTTCTTACTTCTTCCGGCAACAAAGACTTTACAACCTCAATTTGCTTTCTGCGTCCCTCGGCGGTTTCCGACCAACGGGAAAATTCCACGGCGTCAAAATCTGTATAACCGAAAATCTTTTGCAACATAGAAACGTTATCACTTTTCATTCCGGTTGTCTTTGATTTAATTGATAACGTGCCACGTGGGTTTGCTTTTGTGAATTTCAATTCAACCTCGTATTCCTCTCCGTCGTCGCCGACAATCATTTTTGCAAAACCTTTGCTTTCTCCGTTCTTCAATACGGCGTCACGGTTCCCGGTCAACAAAGCCCCAATTGCTTTTAATACGGTTGATTTTCCCAACTCATTATCCCCGGTAATGAAATAAACGTTACCGTCAAAATCTGCGTTAAACTCTTTAATTACTTGGAAATTTACCAATTCTAATTTCTTTACTATCATAATGCTCTCGGTTTGTGCCGGGGTTTCCCCCGGCGGGTTAATATTATTTTTTGTTTTCTCTTATTCTTTGGTGTATCAATGTTTGCACCTTAACAAATGCGTCCCGGTTTTCTTTTGCTTCCTCAACCGTGCAATCAGCAATGAAATTTTCCAAACGCTTGTATAATTCGTTCAACTCTTTGTCGCTTATTGCGTGCCGGGTTGCTCCTACTTCATCTATAAACATATCAAAACACCATTTGTATTTCAGAAATCTTATATCCTAACTATTTTGCAATTTCTATTGCACATTCAACGTTTTCTATTCCATCAAACATCAATGTTTTTGTTTGAAAATCTATGCCATAAAATGAAACTTCATTATTATGCGCATTAATACCGTTTTTGTGAATCTCTAATAACTTCATAGTTTTATAATTTATCCGGGAACCCGCCCGGTCGGTGTTTGTCGTACTCTGAAAGATTTTGGCTTTATCACTTCATTTAATCGGTTACCGAACCATCATTTAACCCTTTGTAGATACCGTTGCTTACTTTCTACTCTTACGAACTTAATCTTTCAACAGTCTTTTTGCATTTTGGTTAGACTGTGGGGTCTTTCGTTGTTTGACACTGCAAATATACGCATAATATTTTAACTACCAAAATTTTTTCTTTTTATTTTCAAAAAAAACAATAAACCCGGAACGTTATACATTCCGGGCATAAATCAAAATAGCCTCATTTGTTTATCTGTTATTTTAGCAACAATTGCATCAACTTCACTTTCTAAACGTTTACACGTTTCCAATATTTCCGGTCTGCGTTGGGCAAAATATCTGCGTTGATTATGACGCAATTGTTTTGTTAATTCAATAAAATAATCAAAGGCATATTCCCATTCATAACCGTATGCAATTGAAACTTTATGTTGGCAACATCTTGTTATTAAAGAATGGTCGTAACCATATTTTTTACATGCTTCATCAATACTTTCAAAATAACCTATCAATTCCCCGTTCTTAAACTGAAACAAAGGTTTTGAATGTAAACAACATTTGCCACGTTTCCCATAAAAAGGACAATTTTCTCCACTTTTAGATAATCCAATACGTTCTTTTGTTATTGGGTTATTATTATTTTCTTTTATAGTAACCCATCTTAAATTATCAACAGAATTATTTTTTCTATTTCCGTCTATATGGTCAACGCATGGTTTACCGTCCGGGTTTGGAATAAATGCCATTGCAACAAGTCTATGAACTAAACATGTGGTTACTTTCCCTCCAATACATAAATGAATGTGTTTATAACCGTATGTGTTTGTTTGCTGTTTCATCAACTTTCCATTTCTAAACACATTTCCGTTTCTATCAATTTCATATTCTTTAAAATCCGGAATACTTATTTTTTCCGGATTTTCGATTTGCGGGGCTTTTTCTTCTTCCATGTATATTTTATCCATTTTGAAATTAAAATCGCTCTACGTGGCTAAAACAAACGTTCGTGCATGTTGCTTGGTAAATTCTGACGCACCCAACCGGGGTTGTTGCGCAAAATGTATCGTCCAAAGTGCATTATCAACGTGGCGTCGGCGTTCCACAATGTCGGTTTCAATTCCGGGTACAAATTCCCGGCAACCTCTTTGTATCTGCGTTTTCGCTCGTTCTTTTCTTCTTTTTTTCGTGTCGTCTTTGCTCGCAACTTCAATTCGTTTTGCCATTTCATAGGGTGTACCATAACAAACGGAATGTCGCAAACTGAAATGATTGCTTTCAACTGCTCAAAGTTTGCCATCATCTTTTGTATTCGGTACAACTTTCCCATATTGACGCCATCGGCACCCGGCGTTATATCATCCGGGCGCACACTTAGTTTTTCAAGAAAAACAATTGGCGAACATATTGTTTTCAAATGATTCAAATAATCTCTTATGTCGTTTATATCCTCCGGCATTTTTATGGCGGTTATATTGTGGTTTGGTCGCCATGTTACTATACCCCCACTTGTTCCGGGGTCAATTCCCACTACTGCTGAAATTTTCATAATTAAAATAAAACTTGATTTCTTTGAAACTCAATTAATCTTTTCTTTGCTTGTTCATAATAAACCGGGTCTTTTTCAATTATAGTTAAATCAAAGCCCAATTTATGTGCGGCTATTGCATGGCTCATACTTCCGCCGTGCGTGTCCAATATCCTTTGACCGGGTTCTGCAAAATTTTGTAATAGCCATTCATATAATATTATTGGTTTTTGTGTGGGGTGTATCTTTTTTTCTTTGACTGAACTTTTACCTTGTAAATTTCCATAATATCTATAATCAAAACATTTTGCAGGGCAATTAAAATTAGTCCACGCAAACTCACCATCTGAAAAGTTAGGAACCGGATTTTGTTTGTACCAAAATATAAAACATTGGCATGGAGGCAATTTATAATAATTTCCACCCCATATTATACATTTATTAGAAATTCTGAAAAGTTCGTCAAAATAAATATCATTTGGTATATCATTATCCCAATTCTTTTTTTCATGCTTTGACCTTGCAGGTTTTGCAGCGTAATCAATTCCGCATGGCGGGTCAACAATTGCCAAATCAAAAGATTTATCACTTTGGGATTGCATAAACTCCATGCAATCCCCGTTTATTAATGTTATGTTTCCACATTTTTCAATTTTCATCTTTATATCCTCCCGCTTTTGTAAAATAACCTATTACGCCAATTATAAAGCAAACAATAAATAGTTCCATGATTATTGTTTAAATAAGTTCTTAAATATAAAATATAGCACATTCACAACAATAGAATTTCCTGCCATTTTATATTGCTGTGTTTTACTTATTCCGGAATTTTGGATTTTATTTATATTTTCATCAGAAACATCCATTAAACGAAAACATTCTTTTTCAGTCAGTTTTCTAATACGAAAATATTTATTATTAATAGGTTCATACAATAAATTATCTTTTTGAACTGTTGTTATTGTATTACTTATTCCGTCTGTTCTTGGTTCTAATATAGTCATATTATGCCTACTCTCTTTAAAATCTCCATTTTTGTATGCTTTACGCATTTTCTTCCCGTATTCGGTTCGTTTAGGGGTTAAAACATTTGGTTCTAATGGTTCAATTATATAATTATCATCTAATCTATCGTTTGGGTGTGTTAGAATTGTTTTTGCTATACAATCCCCATTTGTGGGCTTAAATGTAAATCCATTCCCTTTTTCTCTTTGTATCTCATTTTTTCTTATAAACGACGACAAACAACGTTGGCTTAAATAATATCTATCATCAACATTTTCATCCAATAAATCTTTTAATTTTTTATCAGACTGAAAAGGTTTAGGGAAATCAAACCACGCATCCCCCAATATACTAACCATAAATACACGTTCTCTATTTTGAGGAACTCCAAAATTTTTTAAATTTAGTATTTGAGTAAAATTAGTATATCCCATTTCCGTTAAAAAAGAGTGCCATCTATGCAAATATGGCAAAAACTTTTTCTGTGTTAATGCTTTTACATTTTCCATTAATAGATATTTTGGGCGTTTTAATTCAATAGCCTTTTTACATTCCCATAAAAGCCCGCTTCTTGTTCCGCTTCCCTCTTCCAATCCTTTTTGTTGCCCTGCGATTGATATGTCAGTACATGGGAAAGAATATGTAAACAAGTCAAAATCGGGAACATTTTCCCAATCTATTTTTGATATATCGCCAAAATTTCTATCCTTATATTGTGGATAAATTGCATTATGTGCCATTATCGCATATTTATCTATTTCCGACCATCCTACCAATTCATAATTAATTTTCATTCTATCTAATGCCATACATTGACTATCATAACCGCTAAATGCTGTAAATACTTTTAATGTCATATCTAAAACTTCATGTAGTTATCAACTTGCATTTCCTCGGCAATCATCCGGTCAAATGCTTTTATAATCTCTTTTTTCCGGGCAACCTCAAACGCCGTAAAATCAATTTCCGGGCTTTCGGTTCCTTTTCGGCGAACTTGAAACGCTGTATATTGGTTTATCATTCCACGGGCTACACGCTGCATATACCGGGCAAACGCTTCTTTGCGGTCGTCCTCTTTAACTTGTACATCATCAGCTAACCCGCATTTTTGCAACCATTCATACAAAAACATATCATCAGTTAGCCCCAATATTAATTTCCCGGTGTATTTGTAGCAAAGGAAAATATAACGGTTCCGCCATTGTCTTTGTATCTCAAATCTCCGGATTTGCTCCGGCGAAATTTCATTGTTTTTTTCCGGTATAGCTTTGTATGCTTTGTCAATTACATCTGTCTGCTTTTGCTTGTATGCTTTCAGAATCTTTGAAAGATAATCCGCATTGAATTGCTGATAATGATTTTTATCCGGGTTCCCGTGTTTATCTTTCGGCAAAAATTCGTCTAATTCCCCGGTCGTCGCCAACTCAAAAGCTATCTTAATATCCGCCAACGTCATATCAGAGTGATAACGTTTCAGAATATCCAACAACCGGGATTGTATATAATTCCAATCATTTTCATTCTGTGGTATTATACAACCAACGTCCATTGCTATACGCTTAAACAACAACGAAAGATTTTCAACTAATTTTGCATCGTCAATTTCCGCAATTGGTGTTTTTGTTGACGCTGCGAAAACATATTTTTCAACTGGGTTTAATGCTTTGGCAACCTCCGGCAATTGCATCATTCTACGGCGTACTTCAATGGCTTTTGTTCCGGGCTTGGTATTATATATTTCTAAAGCCGTATTTTCTTTTTTTTCAATAGCTCCCATATCAATCAAAATCATTGTTTAAATACTTCATCATATCCGCAATTTCTTTGCTGCTTTGCTGCTCTGTCTTTACGGAACGTTTCATTTTTTCCCATTTTTCGTATTTTTCGGGGGTTGAATCATATTCTAACGCCGCCCAACCTTTTGAAATGCTTTCTTTTATCAGAATCAGCGCAAATTCTTCCGGGTATTTACTCAAACCATTTAAGTTTGCTTGTATCGCTGAAAAACTCTTTTGCGACGTTCTCCATTTCGGTTGACACATCAAAATATAAAAGTTCCGTTTAAATTCATCGCTATCAAATGGGAATACAAGTTTTGCAAAGTAATTATCAACTTTATCAATTACTTGTTTTCTGACGTCCAACAATTCCGGGGTAAACCCATAAACAATACTTGCTTTAACTGTTTTTTCTTCGTTTGAAAAATTGTCTTGTGAAAATCCGTCCGGATTTTCTTTAGATGCTTTAGCATCTTTCTTTATAAAGTTATTATTATAATTATTTATATAGGGCGGATTTTTTTCCGCTTCCACGGGATTTTTTTCCGCTTCCACGGGATTTTTTCCCG